CTCAGGAACTCCCACCCGTAGCGATGAGCGTCCTCCTCAGCAGCCTCGCGGGCCTCGCTGATCGGTTCATGGTAGCTGGAGTCCTTCACGATCTCTCCATCCGGCTTGCGGAACGTGGCGACAATGCTGATCACAGCGCACCTCCGATCACCGCCCGAATAGTGGAGGCAAACACCACCGGCCCTTTGACCGGCTGGGCACCGTCCCAGTCCTCGATATCACCGAACACCGCGTCCGGATCTTTTACGAACGGGACTAAAGCTTGGATATCATTCCCGTAAATGTCCTGCCCCGTGTACAGGGTGCAGTTGGGGACGGTGATGGCGTTGGTGGGGTCGTCGCTGACAATGGTTTGTTGGTTCACGCCGCCCAACCTACCGCACCATCATCCACCTCGTCAAGGGGTAATCTTTCATGGCATGGAGAAATCCCTGTACCCCGATTCCCGATTCTGGAATTCCGAATTCCGAATTTCGTATGGCATATGGAGAATCTGGAATACCGCACCATGAGATCGCGGGGCTGGGGGGCGCACATGAGCGGCACATGAGCGGGCGACGGGGGGGGTCGGACACGGGATGTCCAATGGCAATAGCGGGGTGTGACATTCGATGTCATAGGGGGCGGTGAATTGAGACCAGGGGAACCTTATTCACATTGGAAGTGGCCTACTCTAAAGTGGTTGCTGTTGCGGTTCACTGGCAGCAAAAAGCGGTTCTGGCTGGCTGGCTGGCAGACTGGCAATGGCAGGGGCTTGGGCAATGGCCCCGCAAACGAGCGGAAAGGCCTCGTCTAGGGGCTTTTAATTGGCGGCAGGGTGTTGACTGCTGACGGGGCAAAGAAAAGGCCCCTAGGGGCTTCCTAGGGGCTTGCAACTGTCGGGGCTTGTCGGGGCTTGCTAGTTCTTACCGTTGCCAGCCAATGCCGACAGAACCAACAGTATTGTAAACAGCAGACATAACGCTAAATAGCCAAGGACACGAAGTAAGGGCTTCACTTAAGCTTCCTTCCGTCTATCACATCCACCCGATACTTCACACCGGGCTTTGTGACCAACTCACGCACACCATCCCAGCATGGCGCACACATCGCCCGCACGGTGGCGCATTTTCCCGTCTCGTTTTCCCACACGGAAAATTCAACGGCGCGACGATAGTCCATAAGGTTTTCACAGCGTGGGCAAAAAATCGCCCGCCCCACGGATGCTTTCAGGCTTTGCTTGTCGGAGCTGCGTTTGAACGTTTCAAGGATGTCTCTCATAAGCTTAAAAATTACGGATGATGACGCCGTTTTCCCATACCCGGACGCAGTCCGTGCGGTTCATGAGCCATTCAATCGGGTGCTCGTCCTTGGAATCCACGCCATCAATAAATCCGTAGTCCGTTGCTGCAGCCAAGGCCGTGGGATACTCGGCCCATTCACAGCACAAGGCGATGGGGTCCAATTCAAGTTCTGTGTCCGTGTCCTCTTCCACCCTTTCAAGGTGCTCAAACAAGGCGCGCAAGGCGTGATAGCTAAACTGATTTTCCCTTCCGCATGCGCGGAAAGCTTCAACGAATGAGTGCTGTGTGATGATGGTTTTCATGATGGTTTTTAATCGGACACCAATTGCCCGTTGCAACCCACGCTTTCGCATGGGCTGACACGGAAAATTCAGGCTTCGATGAAATGGACTGAACCCTTTCCGTGTGGCGGTATCCACACGTTTTCTATTCCGTTGCGGGCTCCGGCACAGAGTTGACACACAGCGCATGGGGTTCCATCGCGATCGGAAGCGCAAAGGGATTCGCCGATCGAAGCTTCGGATCCGACTCGGAAAGTACTCCACCCGAGTGACCGAGCGATCACAAGTTCCGCGATGCTGTCCACGGATGCCATAAGGAGGGTTTTCCACCCTTGAAGCGATGGCTTGCGCCATTGGTGTGTATAGCCTGTCCACCCCGAAGAAACCCCCGCGATGGCCAAGGCGAGGGAAAGGGGAATCCATGTGGGGTCACCGTAGGCTCCAAAGCGCACCTTGCGACCCACGAAAGCTTCAAGGGAGCGCAGCAAAGGATAGTTTCCGGCCCGCCATGACTTCCAAATCTGCAACGGAGCCTGTCCTTCGTTGACGTAACATGTCCGCTCAACACCGTGTTTACCGTCAACCTCATGACCCCGATGCATGCAATTGCCGCAAATAATCCTATCCAAGCCGGTTCGAATCGCGGTCACGGGGTCTTCCGCTTTGCAGAGAATCCAGATCTGGATCATGTCGCCGGTTTTCCGGTTATCGCTGGGGGTGGAAAACCCGGTGGCGATCACGACTCGGTCGTGATCCTCGTGGAGAATGAATCCGTTGCTCACAGGGAACCCCCTACAAGCAATTGCGCGAAGCAATAGGCAAGGGAACCTAGGACAATGGCCGATCCGATGAGGATCGCGAGGGCGGTTAGGAAGGGTTTAAGGGTTTTCATGATTTGAGACACTGGCCACAATGACCAGACCAGATGACTCCCAGCGGAAGTCACCGGATCCGGTCACAGAATGAAACCTTCGGACTCAAGGCGGGCTTGTTCCGCACGGAATAAATAGGTGAGCGGAGCGATGTTGTCCTCGGTCACGATGAGTCCAAAGCCCAAGTCCTCACACTCGGGCATGAGAATGTCGCCGATCTCAAGGGTTCCGGTGAAGCCGTCTTTAATGGTTTGCACGGGGCGAGAATGCGACGGGATGCGAGACAAGTCAACTCTGGGATACAAGAAAGGGGAAAAATGCTATCGGGGGGCATGGCCAAGGGGAAAAAAATTAAAAAAGACGTTCTCCAGGTTGAGACCTTGAATGGGGTTGGACATGGAATGTCGGAGGGTAAAAAGAAGAGGGTGGGGAGACCTGAAAAGTCCGTTTCTTCCGAACAGAAAAAAATAGCCCTGCGTGCTGCGTATCTCGGAATGCCCGAGGATCGCGTGGCTGTGCTGTGTGGGTTCTCGTGTGGGAACCCTGCGGGCTGGGGGCAATATCTCATTCGCCATCCGGAATTTAAACGGGAGCTTGAAACCGCTCGCGTCACCGGTGAGGTTGAAATGCAAGGAAGGGTTCTAGATGCGGGCAATGGCTGGCAAGGATCCGCATGGTTGCTAGAACGTACCCGTGGATATGTCGCAAGGGCATCGCTAGAACATACTGGCAAAGGGGGTAAGGAGTTATCGGTTAGCGGCAATCTGCTTGGCGCATTCGGTGGACAATCTAAATAGGATAGGCAATAGGAATAGCGGTATACGGATGGCGGATATGGTAATAGGACGACGGGGGCGGGGGACCACCCAGCAGGGGGGTGGGTGATACCTTATACCCCCATCCGTACCCAACCCAATTTTATGAGTGTCAAGCAAATTAAACGGAAGAAATCCCCTTCACTAGGAATGGGTTCGCATATCCCCGCATGGAAGCAGCGTAAGCTCCTGGAGGAGGCACAACATTTGGCCAACTTCCCTAAGATGATGTTGGGGCTTCGCGATGTGTACCCTTGGCAGGAGAAGGTGCTGGGAGCGTTGAACGAGAAGCATTCCAAGGTGGCCCTTAAAGCCGCGAATGGCTCTGGCAAGACGAGCATGGTAGCCGCGAGCGCGGTCGTCTGGCACATGCTCCGCTGGCCTGGGAGTCTTGTGGTATGTACCGCGGGTGTGTACCGGCAGGTGGCCGATGCCCTGTGGCCGCATCTGCGTAAGATGATCAATGGATTGGGAGGCGAGGAGAATGGATTCTCGATCAAGGATGGAGAGATCCGCTATGTGTACCCGAAGAAGGTGGATGGTCAGGAGTTGGTGAGTAGGTGCATAGGGTTTAGCGCGAGCAATCCTGAGAAAGCGGAGGGCTGGCATGTGCAGGGTCCGAGCAATGATTTGCTGTATATTGTGGATGAGGCGAAGGCGGTACCGGACGGGATATTCCAGTCGATGGAACGGTGCCAGCCAACGCGGACTCTGCTGATGAGCAGCCCCGGGGGTAGCAGCGGCTATTTCTACGATGTATTTCGCAGAAATGATGGGAAGTGGAATACCTTTACGGTGACGGCTTTTGATTGTCCGCATATCCGGAAGGAGTGGATTGATGATCAGTTCGCTAGGTGGGGCGAGGGGCATCCGCTTGTGAGATCGATGATCTACGCGGAGTTCATGGAGGATGACGGGAGTTTGACGGCGGTGAAGACGATCGATTGGCAGAGGGTGGTTAGTGGCCCACCTAAAGAGGATACGGAGGGTCAGCCGTTGACCGCGGGTTGTGACTTCTCGGCTGGTGGAGATGAAAGCGTTCTCGTCATTCGCCAGGGTAATACGGTTAAGGGGCTGGTGCGATGGCGGGATAAGGACACGATGGCCAGTGTGGGTAGGTTCATAGCGGAGTTCAGGAAGTGGAATCTGAAGGCGGCGGATATCTATGCGGATGTGGGCGGCATGGGTGTTGTGATGTGTGACGCGCTCCGCTCCGAGGGTTGGGATGTGCGGCGGGTTAACTTTGGTGAGCGGGCCATTCGGGATGATCAGTTCGTGAATAGGGCGGCGGAGATGTGGATTGAGTTTGGGCGGATGGTGGAGGAAGCGAAGGTGAATCTGGGGCCTGTGGGAACGGACGAGATTCTATTGCAGCAGTTCGTGAGCAGGAAGGTGCGGACTAATGGGAAGGGGAAGCTGACTCTGGAGGGTAAGGATGAGTTACGATCCCGCGGGGTGAATAGTCCGGATCGGGCGGATGCTATGGTACTGGCGTTTTGCGGTGGTGGCGGGAAGCGGATGGATGAGTACCTGAAAGCGTTGGGTGAGGATGGAAGGAGCTTGCTTGAAAGGATGGAGGATGAGATAGGTCCGGTGGAGGAAACTGGGTCTCCGCTTGCTGGATGCGAGGTTGGCGGGTAGGAAGAGGGGTATACATTTATGATGAGCGACAAACAGCGGAATTCGTTGCAGGGCCAGATTGTTGAGGCTGTTGCCCAGCGAAGCCCGTGGGAGATAAGGCAGACGCGATGGTATGAGTTACGCCATCACGGATTGCGACGTACCAATAAGCCCTGGCCCAAGGCCGCGGATCTGCATTGGCCGCTCATTGATACGGCCATCGAGAAGCTCAAGCCGCTGTTCCTCCAGCAGGCGTTGGGCATGGATGTTGTGGCCAGCTTTGTTCCGATGCGCCAGCAGTTGAATGCGTATACGAAGGTGGCGGAGGACTGGTTCAATTATAAGATTCGGGACAAGACCAATTTTACGGACGAAGTCCTGAGCTGGGTGGATTACACGCTGATGAGCGGGCGCGGGGTGATCAAGTGCTTCTGGAATCCTGGTGATAAGCGAGTGGGGTTCGAGGCGATTGACCCGATGTATTTCATTGTGCCGGCATACACCGTGGATTTGCAGGATGCAGATTGGGCGGTGCATGTGATGCCGATGAGTGTGGGAGCGTACAAGCGGATGGCTGGGCAGTTCGGGTGGAAGAGCGATTCCAAGACGATCGAGAAGATTCGGGGTAATCCGCAGCAGGACGATAACGTCCCGGGAGCAGCAACCGAGGAAGACGCAAAGCAACTTCGCGAGGGTATCACTTACACGAGCAATACCGATGGGGTGATTGTGTGGGAGGTGTACAAGAAGCGGGATGACGGGGTGTGGGAGGTTTACCTGTATAGCCCCGCGGCAGTGGATATGGATCTGCGGGATCCGATGGAGTTGCCATATGATCATGGCCAATGTCCCTTCGTGGACTTCCCGTATGAGATCAAGGACAAGGGATGGTTCAGCCCGCGGGGCGTGTGCGAGATCCTGGCTCCGTTCGAGTTGTCGATGACCTCGATGTGGAACCATAAGCACGATGCGATGACGCTCTACAATCGCCCGCTATTTAGGGCGGAACGGGAGCTGCCGAACAGCATCAACCTGCGGTTCTCGCCGGGTCAGATCCTCCCTTATGGCGTGGCCCCGGTCCAGATGCCGCAGCCGCCGGTGAGCTTCGATCAGGAGCTGAACCAGACTCGGGCGGTGGCGGAGAACCGGATCGGTAGTCCGGATTACGCGATGGGCAGTGCAATGGGCGGGGGCAGTGACCGGCGGACGGCGACCGAGATCCAGAGTATCAACGCTCAAGCGATGCAGAGCGGTGATCTGCGGGCGCGACTATTCCGTATGGCACTGGGCAAGATGTACCGGCAAGCTTGGGGACTTTATGTTCAGTATGATTCCAAGAGTTTACGATATCGATTTGCCGAGGACTCGCTGGATGCGGACCCGGTGGCATTGCACGATCAATATGAGCTGGAACCGAAGGGCGGTATGGACATGGTCAGCCGGCAGATGATGGTTCAGCAGGCCATTAACCGTAAGCAACTGTTCCAGAACAGCCCCTGGGTGGATCAGGTGGAGCTGGACAAGAGCATCATGGAGCTGGATGACCCGAGCCTGATCAAAAAACTGATACGGGATCCAGGTCAGAAGCAGCAGGATGAGCTGGAGGACGAGACCAAGACGATCCCGACACTGCTAATCGGCATCCCGGTGCCGGCTAAACCGGGTCAGAACTTCGCGGGCCGTATCGGTGTGCTGATGCAGTACCTGAATGGGGCGATCCAGCAGGGTCAGCAGTTTAGTCCGGCCTCGAAGAATGCGTTTATGGTGCGGATTGACAGCCTGTTGCAGGGGTACGAGCAGGTGGCGACCAATGAAGCGCGGAAATTGCGGGCTGAGATCCAGAAGTTCTTGACCAGCAGCGGTTTGTTGCAGCAGCAGCAGCCCCAGATGCCAATGCCGCCCGCCGGACCAGAACCGCAGATGGTTCAATAAGCTATGACCTGCAAAGATTGCCGATATCGAGCCTCCGACAAGACCTGCCGGCGGTTTCCGCCCACCAGTAGGCCAACTTGCTGGCCCACTGTGCTGGATTTTGATTGGTGCGGAGAATTTTACGCTATGACCGCTATTATTGTGGAGCCTCAGCCCGTTTTGACCTCGATTCCGGTGCAATCACAGCCCCAAGCTCCGTTAATGGAGCAGCTTGAGGAGGGTGTGGCACCGAAGATCAGGTTCCAGAAGGCTAAGAGGCAGGAGAACATCAAGGAGTTGCAGGATTCACCCCTATTCCAATCTTGATATGGCCGAGTACCAAGGAAAGAAAGTATCGCTAGGCAAACCTTTCTACACACCGGGCGAGTCCAAGAAGAAAGCGGTGTACGTCCGCAATCCGAAGGGCACGGTGATCAAGGTTCGCTTCGGTGATCCCAATATGGAGGTTAAGAAAGACGATCCGGAACGGCGCAAGAGCTTCCGAGCGAGGCACAACTGCGATACGGCGAAAGATCCTACGAAACCCAGAACTTGGTCATGTCGGGCATGGTAGATTTATGAAGAAGAAATCGAAGTTCAGCAAACTGGCAACGCAACTCAAGAAGGAGGGCGCGGATGATCCCAAAGCTCTCGCGGCATACATTGGTCGCAAGAATCTTGGGGCCGCAGAGTTCATGCGCCGCGCCGCAG